ATGAGGTGCACCATTTGTTAAGATTTCTAAATTGGTCAGTGAACTTGCTTATAGCTTAGATTTAGACCCTGATGAGATTTTAAATGACCCTGAAGAAGCAGCTATAATGGCACAAATAATAGGAATGCAAAATGCTAGACAAGAAATTGGCGAAGAAGTTGAACCTACTGGTGAACAACAAGGACCTATGGGAGGCATTGCTGGAACACCTCAACAACCTCAAGAGCTTGGACCTACAGGCACTGGTGGTGGCAACATCGGAATCGGAAATGCTCCGGTTGCAGGGGAAGATGCGTTCAGTGGTACAGTTGGAGCAGCTCAAGGAGCAGGTGCAGGAAGCCCTGAATAGAAAGGAATAATTATGATGTTAAAAAAAGATAAAGATAGATATGGAATGCAAGAAGGTGGAGCAAAACCAGACTTTTTAGATTTGGATGGTGATGGCAATAAAGAAGAGTCCATGAAAAAAGCTGCTGAAGATAAAAAAGACATGAGAGAACCTAAAGTTTTTGGAGGTCTTGCTAGACAAGCAGCAAGACTTTTATCTAAATCTAGAAGAAGAAATGTTAAACCTGAAAACTTAACTGAAGCTGATATATTAGATTATAATAAACTTGTACCAGATGATGATAAAATACTTATTGGAGATTCTCCTCAACTATTAAATATTGCAGACGAACCTATTTTTCCTAATTTTATTGATGATTTGGATAATCCAGTGACTGTAAAAGATGCTAAACTAAAATTAAAACAATATGAAGAGCTTGTTGAAGAAATGAAAAAAGAACCTGGTTTATTAGTTGGTGGAAGAGGTCTTTATGAGTTACAAGAAGCAGAAAATATAGTAGATGCACTTGAACGAGATATACAAAAATCAATAGCAAGAGAACCTAAAGCAGATGGAGGTCTTGAAGGAAAAAAAGTTGCTAGTGTAGAGTTTGAAGGGGTAGCAGATACATATAAGATAAAAAATCCTAACGATAAATTAGCAGGTTATGATGGTCCCAGAACAAATAAGATAAGAAATCCTAACGATTTTACAGCTGTAAAGTATGTTCAAAGCAAATTTTTTGCTACCAAAGATTTAAAAGAAGAAATGTCAGGAATTAGAAAAGAATTTAATAAAGCATTTAGAGAAGCTAGAAATGAAGGTTTAGAAACTTTTATGTTTAGAGGTGATGAATACCATACTAGATTAAAAGAAGAAATGGAAGAAATGAGAGAACCTAAAGTTCTTGGTGGACTAGCTAGAGGAATATCTAAACAACTTCAAAAATTTATATCATCATCAAAGTCAGGTATGAAAACAATACAAGAAGGTATGCAAGAACCTATTAGTCCTAATGAACTAGCTGATGTATTGGAATACAACAAATTAGTTTCAAATCCACAAGATAAAATATTTTATAAAAAATCAGATGCTGATTATAGTTCTTTTTTTAGAAATTATATTGATGGAGAAAATTCAGTAATTACTATAAAAGATGCTAAACAAGTATTAAAAGAATCAAAAAAAGACTTAAAACAAAAGAGAAAAGAAGCAAATACTGGTCAAGAGATGGATGAATTAGAGATGTTTGAAAATATGGTATCAGATTTAGAAATTGATATACGAATGATTGAACTTGATGAGCCTTCAATAGACAAAGCTAGAGGTTTATTATCTGAAGGTGGTAATGTAGATAAAGAAATGGAACAATTAAGAAATATGTATGAAGAAGGTGGCGAAGCAAAGATGATACCTGATGAACAAATGGAAGAACAATTTGTAGACTTTGTGATAGATGAAGCTCTATCCGACAAAGAAGAGTCTATGTTAATGGAACAACTGGAAGCTAATCCTGAGTTGAGTATGATATTCGACAAAGTGATTGAAAAAGCTTCGGAGTTTACTGGAGCCGGAGAAGTCGAAGGACCCGGCACTGGGACCTCTGATTCGATACCTGCAAGGTTATCGGATGGAGAATTTGTCTTTACAGCAAAATCAGTAGAGCAGATTGGTGCAGACAACCTCATGAAAATGATGAAGGATGCCGAAGCTGCTTACGATGCTGGGGAAGATAGAAAAGCTATGGTACATGGTGGTCCTCATTCAGCAATGGATGATGATAACATGTCTGATATGAGAAAAAAAGAAGTTGAAATGACTTTTAATATTAATCGACCAGAAACTGTTTCTACAGTGAATCCACTGTTAGCAAGAGAAGAGGAAGAAGACCTCATAACAGAAAGTATGTTAGGACCTCCAAATATTCGTAGTTAAATTTAACCGAAAGGCGACCTTTACAAGACAAGCCCTGCATGTACAGCAGCTACCTTGAAAGATTGTTAAAGCACTTAATAGGAGAATAAGATGGCTAAAAACGAAAAAAAAGCTAACCCATATAATTTAAAAAAGAGTTGGCACAATGTAGAAGATAAACAATTTGTTTCATCTGAAAATGTGTACTTTCCAGACCCCGAAAGTAATAATGTAGAAGAAAATGTTGAAGAGGGGGTAAATGAAGAACAACAAGTTCAAGAAGATTCAAAACAACCCTACAAGCGACCCAACTATAAAAAAAGATATGACGACTTAAAAAAGCATTACGATAGTAAGCTTAGTGAGTTTAAACAGAGAGAGCTTGAACTATTAGAACAAGCACAACAAGGTAAGGTAAAATATACCCCACCTAAATCTGAAGAAGAACTTGCTGATTTTAAACAAAAATATCCTGATGTTTATGATGTCGTAGAAACAGTTGCTAATATGCAAAGCGAAAGCAGAGCAAAACATCTTGAAGAAAAGGTAAAACTTTTACAAGAAAGAGAACAGCAACTTGTTAGATTAGATGCTGAGAAAGCACTACGAGCTAATCATCCTGATTTTGATGATATCAGAAATAGCGATGATTTTCATGAGTGGGCTAAATCTCAACCTGAGTCAATTCAAAACTGGATTTACAGTAATGCAAGTGACCCAGAAGCAGCTAGTCGGGCATTAGATTTATTTAAGTCTGACATGGGAAGTTCAGTTCAAAAACCATCAAGAGGTTCTGAATCTAAGTCTTCGGCTGCCGATATGGTGTCTACTAAGACAACTAATGTCGAGCCACAAGAGGCAAAGATTTGGACACAAAAGGAGATTCTTTCATTATCTCCAGAAGAGTTTGATAGACTTGAAAAAGAAATCGACAAAGCTTGGGATGAAGGAAGAATTAATTAGATTAACTTAATTTTTAACCCAAAGGAGAATAAAAATGGCACAGTATTTTGAACCTAGTCCAGATACAAATGCAAACTTCGGTAACTCTGTGAGTGGTCAAGCTAATAGTTTCTTTTTACCTCAAATTTATTCTGCTAAAGTATTAAACTTTTTCAGAAAAGCGAGTGTAGCAGAAGCTATTACAAATACCGATTACTCCGGAGAAATTTCAAACTTTGGTGACTCTGTACTAATTATCAAAGAACCTGAAATTAGTGTTTCAGATTACACCAGAGGAAGTGACCCTAGTGCAACAAAATTAACAGACCAAGAAACATCTTTGGTTGTTGATTCAGCAAAAGCTTTTAAATTCATCGTAGATGATATTGAAAGCAAAATGTCACATGTTAACTTTAAAGAGGTGGCAACATCATCAGCAGCTTATGCTCTAAGAGATTCTTTTGACTCAGCAGTATTAGCATCAATGTTTAGTGGTGTTTCATCTTCAAGCCCAGACCACATTTTAGGTGCAGATGCAGCAGCAGCTACACAAACAATGGGTCAGCATCAAGGTGGTTCTAATTCTATCGACCTTACAGGTTCTGATGGAACAGGAACAGACCCATTAGATGTTATGGCTTTTATGGCTAGATTACTTGACGAGCAAAATGTACCTGAAGAAGGTAGATGGTTTGTTGCTCCTCCAAGTTTTTATGAGCAACTATCTCAATCTGGCTCTAAGTTACTAAGTGTTGACTTTAACGCAGGTCAAGGTTCTATTAGAAATGGTTTAGTTTCTAGTGGAATGTTAAGAGGCTTTAATATGTACAAATCTAATAACATTGCTGCTGCTTCTACAGCAAGTGGTAAAGTGTTAGCTGGACATATTTCCTCAACAGCAACTGCTCAAACAATTATCTCAACTGAGGTCCTAAGAGACCCAGATTCATTTGGCGATATCGTTAGAGGATTGCATGTTTATGGAGTAAAAGTTTTAAGACCTGAAGCATTAGTTTCAGCATTTTACGCAATAGACTAGAAATAGTTAGGAGGGGTCTTCGGACCCTTCCATTTTTTAAGGAGAATAATATGGCTTATCACGAAGATAGAGAAAAGAAAATGTATGGTGGCATGAGAAAACCATCAAAAAGAGGTGGCTACGCAATGGGTAGAATGCCTATGAAACATGGTGGTATGCACGACTATGGTTCAGTAAGAGACCTAGAAAAAGCATGTCGAGGCGATGTAGGATATAACGAATCATTAAAATCAAAAGAAGATAAATAATGAAAGTTAAAGCACCTAAAGGTTATCATTGGATGAAACAAAAAAATGGTAGCTTTAAATTAATGAAAAATCCTAAAGGTGGTTACAAACCACATAAAGGTGCAAGTTTAATGGCAAACTTTGCAATACAAAAGGTACACAGTAAATAAAATGTTAAGTGAAGCACAAACAAAAAAATTAATAGCTGCATTAAAGAAAGCTTCTAGAAGTCATGCTGGTCAAGCTAAAATTTTAGAAAGGTCTTTAAAAGCTAATAAGAAAAAGAAAAAATAATGGCAACAACATATCTTGATTTAACAAATGAATTGTTAAGAGAACTTAATGAAGTTCCTCTTACTTCTTCTAGTTTTTCAGGAGCAGTAGGATTTCAAGCATTTGTTAAAGATGCAATAAATAAATCTATATTTGATATTGCTAATCAAGAACCACAGTTACCTTTCTTTTCAGCTGGAGTTAGTGGTAGCACAGACCCTTTTTATGGCAATACTACAGTTGCTACAGTTGCAGGAACTAGATGGTATTTATTAAATGCTAGTAGTTCAAGCATAACAACTGACTTTGCTTCAATAGATTGGGATGATTTTTATTTAACAACAATAAATGTTTCTGGAGAATCAGCTCCTCATGTATCAAAAGGTTTACGATTTGTAAATTTAAATGAGTGGCGAAGATACTACAGAGATAGCGAAAACGAAGATGATGCTGGTAGTCAACAGTTTGGAGAACCTAGATTTGTAATTAAGTCTCCAGATAATAGAAAGTTTGGATTAAGTCCGATACCTGATAAAGTTTATAATGTGCATTTTTATGCCTTTACAAAACCCACAGCTTTATCAGCACATGACGACACCATAGTATTACCAGAACAGTATAGTAATGTTATAACTTCAAGAGCAAGATATTACATTTGGCAATTTAAAGAATCTCCTCAACAAGCAGCATTTGCTTTAGAGGATTATAAAAAAGCTATGAAATACATGAAGTCAAATTTAATAAATCCTGCTCCTAAGTTTATGACAGACGATAGAACTTATTTTTAATTATGGCTCGTTCACAACCTTACGCAGTTGCTTGTGATGGAGGATTAGTTACTGCTTCTAATGCTTTAGATTTAGTAAGAACTCCCGGAGTAGCAACGAAGTTACAAAATTTTGAAGTTTCTGTAAAAGGAGGCTACAGAAGAGTAAGTGGTTTTGCTAAGTTTGGTGGTGATAGTGCTGTTAAACCTTCAGGTTCAGTAGATACTATATTAGGAGTATTTCCTTACGCAGATGGAGTTATAGCTTGTGTAAGTGATGATATTTATTTTAGTAATACAGGAACAAGTTGGTTACAAATAAATAGAAGCTCAGTAGCATCAAGTGGCGATAATCATAGTACCTTTACTGGCAGAAGTGTTTTAAACAGAACAAGTCAAGGACAAGTACAGTTTGCTTTATTTGAAACAGCTACCTCTGATTATGGCACAGTATTCATGGCAGATGGAGCTAATAAAATTTACAGTTTTAGAATGGAAGGAACTGGTATCTTAACTTCTAGAACTTTCTTTTCAGAAGAAGTTGATGTTACAAGTTCTAAACATGTAAAGTTTATAGCTTTGCATAATAAACATTTAATAGCAGCTGGAGTAGAAGATAATTTAAATACTATATTTTATAGTGCAGTTTCAGGAACTAATAGAAATACTATTGACCCTACAGACTTTTCTGGTACAGGCTCTGGAAGCATAGTTTTAGAAGACCAAATTGTAGGGATAAAAAGTTTCAGGAACGAATTATTTATATTTTGTAGAAATAGTATTTTTAAATTAGTAAATATAGAAGATTCAAATAACATAGCAGTAGTTCCAGTTACAAAGAATGTGGGATGTTTAAGTGGTTATAGTATTCAAGAGATTGGTGGTGACTTAATATTTTTAGCACCAGATGGTCTTAGAACAGTCGCTGGTACTGTAAGGATTGGCGATGTGGAGTTGGGAACTATTAGTAAACAGATACAACCACTTATAAGCGATTTAGCAGAGACAATAAATGATTTTGTAATTAATAGTCTGGTAATTAGAGAAAAATCACAATACAGATTATATTACACAAAAACAAGTGCTTCTGATTCTTCACAAAAAGGAGTCATAGGTACATTAAGACCTAATGGATTTCAATGGTCAGAAACTTTAGGTATTGAAGTTACAGCTATAGGTTCTAACTTTGATAACAATGGAGTAGAGGTTTATTATCATGGCGATACAAATGGTTTTGTATATTTACATGATACAGGTAATAACTTTAATGGGTCAGCTATAAATGCTAATTATCAAACACCTAATTATGATTATGGTGATTTTGGTACATTAAAGACTTTACATTATATAAAAATATCTTTTGGTCCAGAGGATGAGATACAACCAGACTTACGAGTAAGATTTGATTATGATAGTTTGGATATTCCTCAACCAGCTGATATAACTTTAGACTCAGTTCCAGCTCCTTCAGTATTTGGTACAGCAGTATTTGGTACTAATAAATTTGGAGCATCAGAACAACCTTTAGTAAGAATACCTTTAGTAGGTAGTGGAAGTAGTAATAATTTTAGAATACAAAGTAATGATACAAAAGCTTCATACATTGTAAATGGCTTTTATGTTGATTACATACCATCAGGCAGGAGATAAAATATGGCAAGTTATACACGACAAAGTACAATCAACGATGGTGATACCATCACAGCAGCATTATTTAATAATGAGTTTAATCAATTATTAGCTGCATTTAATAATTCAACAGGACACAAACACGATGGTACAACAGCAGAAGGACCAGTTATAGGTCTTATAGGAGATGCTGGAGAAACTTCCCCAAACAACAAAGTATTAATAGATACATCAAACAATCATATAGAATTTTATGTAGAGGTATCATCCTCTTCAGTACAACAATTAAGAATACAAGATGGAGCTATAGTTCCTATAACAAACAATGATATTGATTTAGGAACATCTAGTTTAGAATTTAAAGATTTATTCATTGATGGTACTGCCAATATTGATAGCCTAGTGGCTGATACTGCAGACATAAATGGTGGTACTGTTGATGGAGCAATAATAGGTGGCTCAAGTGCAGCAGCTATTACAGGTACAACTATCACAGGTACAAGTTTTGTTATTGGTTCAGCAGATATTAGTGAAGCAGAACTAGAAACTATTGATGGAGTTACAGCAGGAACTGTTGCAGCTTCTAAAGCAGTAGTAGTAGATAGCAACAAAGATATTGCAAGTTTTAGAAATGTAACATTAACAGGAGAACTGGATGCTGGTTCTTTAGATATATCTGGCGATGCTGATATAGATGGTACATTAGAGG